ATTGTTAAGTTGATCCAGCGAGAGGGAATAGATTACTTTGAGGCAATAGATTTATTCAATCAAACATACGGATGTGGAAATCTAGGAGCAAATGAGCCGATTTATTGCATGGACTTAGAAGACTAAAACACGAAAAAATGATAACACAAAAAGTAAGCATAAAGGAAGTAATACCGAACAAGTCAAATCCTAGAATTATTAAGGATGACAAATTCAAAAAATTAGTTCAATCAATCAAAGATTTTCCGCAAATGTTGGAATTACGACCAATAGTAGTTGACGAAAACAATATCATTCTAAATTAGTTTTATTGGGGGAGTTTATGTATATTTGTGTATGGAAAAGCAAATAGAAGGATTTAGCAAATATACATTTACAAATTGTGGAAAAGTGTATAGAATTAATAAAAACACGAAAACAGAAATTTTAGGAGCAACAGATAAAAATGGCTATCTTAAAATAACTTTGGTAAGTGATGACAAAAAAAACTTTTATTTTAGAAAACATCGCTTAATTGCGAGGGCGTTTTTAGGAGAAAACAATATGCAAGTGAATCATATTGATAGCGATATTTTAAATAATAACATAAATAATTTGGAATATGTTACCAGTATGGAAAACCAAGCGCATAGAAGAAAAAAAGAAGGGTATCATGTTGGCGTATGTTGGGATAAAAAATCAAATAAATGGAGAGCATATTTACAACATGAAAAAAAATGGAAACATTTAGGATTTTATAAAGAATTTATTAATGCGAAAAATGCTTATTTGAATGGTTTAAAAGAATTAGGAATTACAAATAAATATGCATGATAATAGAATAAATAACGTGAAAATAACGTGAAAAAATGGCAAACAAAGATAATTTAAAACCATTTGGTAAAAATAACAATGCAAATCCAAACGGAAGGGGTAAAGGAACGCGCAATCGTTCTACAATCATTCGAGAATTACTTGCCTTAAATGACAATGAACTCAAAATGCATCAGGCACAAATCAATAAGGCAATAGAGAAAGAAGATACTAACGCCTATAAGGCTGTTTTAGATAGTGCTTATGGCGCACCCGTTCAACAAATAGAACAAACAAACACTGAAATAGACCTATCCAGCCTCACTACGGATGAATTAAAGGACTTATTAAACGAAGATGAATGAGAGGAAAGCACACGCGAAAGACCTACTCAAAAGGGAGTTGTCAAGACGAGAGTTATGGCAGTTTTGCTGTTATTATGATCCTACTTTCTTTAATAACCGACCTTTTCTCAAGGAAATAGCAGACGCATTCCAAGAGATTGAGGAAAAAACAATCAAAAGTTTATCCGTTTCAATGCCACCAAGAGCTGGAAAGTCTTATATTACGTCATTATTCTGCGCCTGGACCATTGGGCGCAACCCTGACAAGAGCGTAATGCGAAACACGTGTACAGCAACCCTATTCCTAAAATTTAGTTATGACGTTCGGGCCATCGTAAAAAGCGACAAATACCGTAAAGTTTTCAACAATGTAACTTTGTCAGATGACAAATCTAATCTTCAGGGTTGGAATACGAACAGCAGCAAGCAAGTGGGTTATTTTGGTGCTGGGGTTGGCGGTACTATTATAGGATTTGGAGCGTCAAATGTCGCTATAACGGATGACCTTTATCGAGGTATTGAAGATGCATTATCCGACACCGTAAACGATAGGATAAATCAATGGAAGGAATCAACGCATGATTCACGTTTTGAAAGTGGCTGTGCGAGGATTGACATAGGTACACGCTGGAGCCTTAACGATGTAATAGGTCGCAATATGGAGTCAAAAATATACGACAAATCAATTATTGTGAGTGCAATGAATGAAGAGGGGCAATCCTTTTGCGAGGATGTGTTAACGACTGACGAATACATAGAAAAAAAGAAACGAACAGCGCCTGAAATTTGGGAGGCTGAATATCAACAACAGCCAGTTGACATGAAAGGTAGGTTATTCAATGAGTTAAATTTCGTGTCAAAAGACGAATTCCAAGAAATAAACAAAACAAATCCTATTGAGGGGTGCATAGGTTACGTTGACGTTTCGGATCAGGGAACAGATTACACCTCCGTTGCGATTTGCGCTGTAATTAAAAAACAGTTGTTTATAGTTGACTACTTAATGACCAGAGACAACACCGATATAACGATACCACAAACGGCTGCAATGTTGGATAAATGGAAAGTAAGTTATTGTAGAGTTGAGAGCAATTCGATGGGTGCAATGTTCAGCCGTCAATTACAGACACAAACAAAAACACGAATACTTCAGGTTCACAACACGCAAAACAAAATCACTAGGATAATAATGAGTTCAGCACACGTTATGAATTCAATGACATTTGTCAGGAATGGGGACAATCAAAGCGAGTTATTCATTCAAAATGTACTGAGTTTTAGTAAGGAGGGAAAGAATAAAAACGATGATGCTCCAGATTGTTTAGCCGGACTTTCTATATTTGTACAATCAATGTTTAAAAATTTATCGTAACTTTGCTTAAATTCTAATCAAAACAGAATGGAAATTAATTTTTGGGATTCTTTTTTTGGCGTCAATTCAGGACAACAAAATAGATTTATAAATCAATTTAACAGACTTAGACCGATACAAAATCAAGTCTGGGGAGTTAAGAACGCGATATGGATTGACACAAATAACGCATGGGAATGGTTTTTATCAATCCCTGAGTTCAGAGCCGTAATTGATAAAAGAGCGTCAATGATGAGCTCAAATATCCCAAAATTATACGATAAAGATAATGTTGAAATAACGGATCATTGGTTTTTAGATATGGTAAGACGACCAAATCCCGTTCAAAGTTGGTCTGATGTAGTTTATTCTTTGTCAGTTAATGACGCTTTATATTCAAATGCATTCGGTTATTGTCCATTAAGAGCATTCAACCAGCGCAATTTATTTGTTCCGTTACCTAGTAATAAGATTCAGATAATGACAAGCGGTAAAACGCTAAAGCAAATGGATGTAAACGGGTTAATTGACGGGTATAAATTCGAATACGATGACAATAAGATTGAAACGTTACCTATTGAAGATGTTATTTATTTGACGACAACGGATGGAATGAGTATTGTTAAACCGACCAGCCGAATAGACGCGCTCAAATATCCTTTGAGTAACATAAAAGCAAGTTACCATAAGCGAAATGTATTACTAGAAAATATTGGAGCAATAGGTATTTTATCCGCTCAAAACTCAGATATTGGGGGAGCAATACCGATGACTCCTGAAGAGAAACGCGAAATACAAAGGGATTGGTTTAACCGTTCCAAAGACGAAGTAATCATTACAGAAAGTCAGGTTAATTGGCAATCGATGAGTTATCCAACGCGTGACCTTATGTTATTCGAAGAGTTAACAGCCGACAAAATGGCTATAATTGACGCGTATGGAATGAATGCAAATCTGTTTTCAAGTGAGAAAGGTAGTACATTCAGCAATGTTAAGGACTCGATTCGTATGGTTTACACCGACACAATTATTCCTGAAACACAACAGATGTACGATTCAATTTGTCATCAATTGGGACTAGATAAAGACGGAATAAGAATTGAAGCGTGTTTTGACCATTTGCCAGTACTTCAAGCGGATGAGTTAGCCGAATATCAAGCATTAACAGAAAAGGTTACAGCATATAATTTGCTATTAAATGACGGAGTTATAACAAAGGAACAATATGCATCCGAATTTGGCTATGAATTAGAGCCTATTGACAAGGCACAAGCTCAACAAAACGGATTAATTCAAGCGCAAACGGAATTGAGGGGAACAGTCGGAGGATTGAACGGTATAATTTCACTTAATACAGCCGTTGCAACGGGGCAAATGACGAATGAAATTGCAGTTAATACCTTAGTAAATTATTACGGATATGACCGTATAGTCGCTGAATCAATGATAACGGCAACACCTGAAACACCAATGACACCACAAACAACATTTTAACTATGAAATCAAACACATACCAAACAAAGGGAGCGTCTGAAATAAAGGATATAAGCTCAGATAAACGTCAAGTGGCTGTTTACCTAGCGAAGTTTGACAATATCGATTCGGACAATGATATGATTAAAAAGGGGGCGTTCAGTAAATCCATTTTGGAGCGTGGTCCTGAAAGCCCTAGTAACAGAAAAATAGCTTTTTTAAGGTGGCACGATTGGGAAAAGCCTATCGGTAAATTCCTGACATTAGAAGAGGATGATTACGGATTGTTTGCAGTTAGTCAATTAGGCACAAGTCAATTAGGCGAGGACGCATTCAGAGATTATACGGATGGAATAATACGTGAACATTCAATCGGATTCCAATACATTCAGGACAAAATGAAATTCATTGAAGATTCAACCGCTCCTGACAAAGGTTATTTTATGATTACTGAGTTGAAATTATACGAGGGGAGTGCGGTAACATTTGGAGCAAATAGCGAAACAAATGTAGTTGACGTAATGAAGAGCGAAGATAAGGTCGAAAAGGCGGTCAAAATATCAAACGAAATAGATTTATTAATCAAAGGACTTGCAAATGGCAAGGGATCAGATGAGCGTCTATTTGAAATGGAAATGAAATTAAAGTTTTTGAACAGTCAAATGTTAATACTCGCAAAAAGTGAGCCGTTCGTAAAAGAAC